TTACTCGCTCCCCTGCACGGTTCCTGCATCAAATCCGCTGATGGAGTTGGCCGCATCGAGGGCTCGCTGGCGCAGCTGCACAGCGTGATCGTCAAAATCGCACTTAGTATGATTCGGGTCCTTAACATATTTCACCACGTCTCGGTAAATGGTCCGGTAAATCACTTTTCCTTCTGCGCTGGCCGCTGCCGCTTTCTGCTCACTAGTGGCGACGGCTTTCTCCGCTTTTTTGTTTTTCGCTGCATGCTCGCTGTTTACCTTGTCGCTGTGCGCATACCAGCCTTTCAGATAACCCGCGTAAAAGGTAACAGCGAAAAGCGCCAGCAGAACGCCCAGCGCTAACAGCTTTGCTTTAATGGTCACTGGTCTATCCCCCAGCACGTCAGTGCGCTTTCCTGATCCCGGCGATCGACCTGACCATAGCAACCGTTCTTCTGGCCTTTGGTCAGTCTGCAATCGCGGCCGCCGTCTTTAATCCACCAGCGGATCGCTTCGCATGCACCTTTGCGGTCACCGGAATTGATGCGCTTATAGAACGTTGAGGGGAAACAATTACCGGGCCCGATGTTATAAGGGCAGAACGAAGCAATACCTGCTTTCTGCGGCTCGGTCAGTGGTACCTTGATATTGCGCTCCACCCACGCAAGAACCTTATCCCGTTCGATGGCGTTCACCTGATCGCATTTCGCCTGCGTCAGCTTCATGCCCTGCACTACCGGTTTACCATCCACCATTGTGGCGCCACGGCAAATTGTCCAGATCCCGCCGCCGTCTTTGTACGCTGTGAGGCTGTTGCCCTCTTTGTCATTCAGGAACTGGTCGAGAATTTGCGGGGCAGAAGCGCCAGCAAGTATCAACCCCAGAACAGCGGCGCTGAGCTTAGCCTTACTGGTAGCCATTGTCCCGAGCCTCTTTGCGACGATCGTCTTTAATTTTGAAATAAAGGTTTGTCAGATAAGTCAGCAGACCAAAGAGAATACTGGCGAGAACGCCAATTGCAGCCCACTGGCTGGGACTGACTTTATCGAGCAGTTGCAAAAGCCAGTAGCCAAAACTGCCAATAGATGTGCCGTAGGAAAGCCCCGCCGCCACGTCTGAAACGTTATTCATCCTCATGCCTCACCCCCGGTGGGGAAAATCGTATCGTGGCATGAGGGTAAGCGCGCAGGTCGGTCGGAATCCCGACCATATAGAGGAGGTCGATAAGGTTAACAACAAGTGTTAAACTTCTTGGCTTTCAGAATTGACTGATTTTTATAATGTTAAAGCTATTTAGTAGATACGTTTCCGTTGGCGTGCTCAACACAGCCTTACACTGGCTGTGTTTTGGCGCTCTGCTTCATTTCTTTGGGATCAGCCAGGCGATTGCAAATGTTCTGGCATTCTGCATTGCAGTAACGTTTAGTTTTTTCGCGAACGCGAAATGGACGTTCAAATCGCAGGCCACTTCCGGGCGCTATCTCGCGTTCGTATTATTCATGGGGACCATGGCAGGCCTGACGGGTTACCTCGCTGATACTGTTGGCGCTCCTCCCGTTGTCACCCTGTTAGCATTTTCCGGCTTTAGCCTGGTTGCCGGGTTCATCTACTCAAAATTCATTGTCTTTAGGGATGCGAAATGAAAATTTCTCTGGTCGTTCCGGTGTTTAATGAAGAGGAAGCGATTCCAATCTTCTATAAAACTGTGCGGGAATTTGAAGAGCTAAGACAGCATGAAGTCGAGATTGTCTTTATTAATGACGGCAGTAAAGATGCAACAGAATCAATCATAAACGCGCTTGCTGTGGCCGATCCGCTTGTCGTTCCTCTTTCCTTCACCCGCAATTTCGGTAAAGAGCCTGCGCTGTTCGCCGGTCTTGACCACGCTACAGGTGAAGCAGTTATCCCGATTGACGTTGATCTGCAGGACCCGATCGAAGTCATTCCTCATCTCATCGGGAAATGGCAGGCTGGCGCCGACATGGTCCTCGCTAAACGTTCCGATCGCTCTACTGATGGACGACTAAAACGAAAAACTGCAGAGTGGTTCTATAAGCTACACAACAAAATCAGCAATCCGAAGATTGAGGAAAACGTCGGCGACTTCCGCCTGATGTCTCGCGAGGTTGTTGAAAACATCAAACTTATGCCAGAACGCAACCTTTTCATGAAAGGCGTTTTGAGTTGGGTTGGCGGCCGCACTGATGTTGTTGAATATGCCCGCGCAGAGCGTGTTGCCGGGGATTCTAAGTTCAATGGATGGAAGCTGTGGAATCTTGCATTAGAGGGCATCACCAGTTTCTCAACTTTTCCACTGCGCATGTGGACGTATATCGGTTTATTCGTTGCAAGCATGGCCTTTATCTATGGCGCATGGATGATCGTCGACACGTTAGCATTCGGCAACCCGGTTCGCGGATATCCATCACTGCTGGTTTCAATACTTTTCTTGGGCGGGATTCAATTGATAGGCATAGGTGTGCTTGGGGAATATATCGGCAGGATTTATGTGGAAGTTAAGGGAAGACCTCGTTACATCATTAAGAAATAAAAAATTATTTATTATAGGGTAAGGTAAATGATCAAATCAGAAAACAATATGAGCGTTAGTCTTAAGCCGTTAATAATTATTTTTGGCTTGATTTTTTTATGTTATTACAATGTGTTATCTACAAATTATTATTACATTGATGACTTAGGGCGCTCCCTTGAAGGTTATTCTGGATGGTCACGCAATGGCAGGCCCCTAGCTGATCTGTTTTTTTATGTGATAAGCTTTGGCGCACCGCTGCCTGATATATCTCCGCTGCCTCAAATATTAGGAATTGCGTTGTTATCATTAGGGGCATATCTGACAGGAAAAACATACTTAGGGCATTCTGAAAGGGTGGGCGGGTTAAGTTTTTTACTATGCCTACCACTGGCGATTAGCCCTTTTTATTTTGAGAATATGTCATACAAATATGACGCATTCCCGATGTCACTTTCCGTTCTTTGTGCGATGCTTCCTTTTGTTGTTAGAATAAATGGGTCAATAAAATTTTTAACAGCTAGTATTGTTTCAATTCTGTTATCACTATGTTTATATCAAGCCTCTTTAAACATTTATATAATTTATACAATGCTATATGTATTAAATAGATTTAAAGAAGGTAAAGACCTTGATGGCTTCAAAGCTATAGGGCTATCGATAGCGGGGTTGTTAATAGGTTATATTATCTACTCTTTGTTAATTTCACCTAACTTTATTGAGGGTGATTACAATTTACAACATAGCCAAGTAAGCTCGTTTGAATTAAATTTCTTGATGGATGCTATTTTTGGCAACTTCAAGGTATTCTATTATGTGCTTAGTACTTCTATGAGCACAACAATGTTAGCCCTAGTATTGATTACTGCCTGCATGGCTTTAATTGGTGCAGTTAGACTGTGTCGTGAAAAGTCAGAGTCTACAGGCATCATAAAATTATTACGCAATTCTATTATTTTAGTATCACCTTTCCTTGTCTTGCTGATGATTGCTGGACCTATGCTGTTGCTGAAATCAGCGGTAGTTTCCGCTAGGGTTTTCGTTGCATTCGGAGCGGTACTAGTATTTTATAATATCCTTGCATGCTGGATGCTTGGCTTACGCTCTAAGATAATGTGGTCCTTATCCATCTTGTACTTTTTTTATATGCTTGGGGCCGCATTTAGCTATGGAAATGCGTTGGACAATCAAGAAAAATACGATAACGAAGTTATTACCACAATAATTAGCGATTTGAACAGCAACAATCTTGCGAACGCTAAGCATATATCTTTTATCGGGATGCTTCCGATTTCACCAGAGGGTCGTTTAGCTATTAAAAAATATCCGTTCTTTGCTCACCTTATCCACCCAACCATTAACGGAAGATGGTCGTGGGGGTTGAGGCATATTAAGCATTTTGACATGAATCACGATTTTAACTCAGGTGATTTTCATTCAGCTTTAAAGGACAACTTGTGTGTATATACCTCTATAACAAATGGGGTGGTTTTTAATTCATATTATGACAGGGAAAGCGACAGCGTGATCTATGACTTTACAAAAAGGTCATGCAAATAATTCTTAGTGATTTATAAAAAAGGCGGCCTGCATTAGGCCGCCATTCCGTTAGAATGCCATATTATCCAAGAGATACGGAGTTGTCGCACTGGAGGAAGAAACACCATTAGCAGCGCTTCTCCACCTAATATGCTTCACGCTGTGGCCTGCTCCTCCTGCAAGTAAGACAGCGCCAGTTGTAGATTTCCCATAGATTATAGCATCTGAAATACTTATGCGAGCGCAGTCATTTTCTACTGTGATGGCATAAGTCCCTCCTCCACTTTGATCGCTTTCCTGGAATCTACCACCACGTAGTTGAGCCTGGTCACATTTTTTGAAATAAACGCTGTTTGTTTTTGCATATCTCGTGCCGCAGTTATCCATAAATATCCCATCAATCCCCTCGATATGGAAAGGTCGAGTGAACGAACTGAGACTCCATGAGCTAACGCTATCCACATAAACGTTGGCAAGATAGATGTCGAACACACCTGTATTTGTTCCAGTATTACCAATGTATAGGCCTTGATATTTTGGATTTGTAACAAGCATATTTGTGATTCTTACATTACGAACAATACCATCAGACTGAATATTACCATCCATGACAATTCGCACACCGCGCTCACAGTCTCTGGCCACTACGTTGTCAATAACATAGCTATCGCAGTCAATATCACCAATGAAGATAGCGTCCTTGCAGTTATTAACTCGGAAGTTAGTAATCTGAGTGCCAGTTGACGATCCGCAATCAAATCCGTTATCACGGAAATCACCGATCCAGCAGTTGTCCACTTTAAGGCTATCCTGTCTGTTAGCGGATAACCCCTGAGCGTCAATAAATGTCGGGTGATTCTGCCCGCTACCGAATATGTGGCAATTCTGAATTAGGTTATTAGGTGCACGCGCTTTATCCGCTAGTTGGGTGTCCATGCGAACATACAGACCCCAGTTACACTCGGTCATGATAAGACCGTCGAATGTGAAGTTGTTCACTCCATCGGCAATAACGGATGCGCGATCATTTGCGACGCCTGTGTTACCACACTTAATGAAACGGCAATTCCTGATGGCTGCATATCGGGCAAAAACTCGGTTTGTATAATCACCAGAAATGCGAATACCTGCTCCTCCAATATATTTAAACTCGCACCGCTCTACCGCACCACCATCACGTGTATTTGCACCCTCCCAGATTAGACCCGACCCAGTTGTACCACCACCCCCATCAAAACTTAAACGACGCATAATATGTGCAGCGTTTTTCATGCGCATCATAGGCTGAGTACCTAAAGCCGTGATGTACTGCAGTTTAGCCTTCGTGAAAAGAGTTGGAACAGTCTGGTCCTGAAGAATGGTGCCCCCTACACCATAGGTTAAGCCCAGACCATCACAATGGTAGGTGCAAGCCCTAAGTGCTGCGGTAATTTTTGCGCTGTCATCTGCGACACCATTCCCAATCGCACCAAACATCAGTGGGTTAGTAGGTTCCGCATTTAGGCGCAACCATGCTGCACCGCCGGAAGTTTTTATTATCGTTCCGTTATTATCTGCATATGCAGAACCGATAAGTACCGCACGAAACTCACCCCCACCCTTGCATGTTCCTGCGGTGTGCTCCCGCACGGTGATGCGCTGCTTGTCGAAAGATGGCTCGATTGTCCGTAGCGTTGCAATGTCTGGACATTCGCCGATGTACTTTTCGCCATCGGGTTTAGCCAGTTCTATCATTACATCGGACGCCGAACCAGAAGCTGGCAGAACGACGATTGGTTGCCCTGCAGCGTTAAACGCCAGCAGCTTGTTTGCGCGCTGATCAACAGGGGGCAGAATGGAGACTGAAGACTCAGGAACACGCAGCGTACGCACCAGGCTGACATTATCGACATAGTTCTTGGTCGCTGCATCCTGCGCATTTATCGGGTCACCGAGATTCGCGATCCTATAACCTTCTGCATTGAACGGACCACCAAATAGCGGACGGCGCAGCGCTAGCCCGAGATAAATAAAGGCACGCTGTATTGCCATCCAGAGGCGGTCGAAATCCTTATTCACTGTGTCGGCCAACAGATCGCCGTTGTCCTGGTAATCCGTTAACCGGTAGGTAGGAACAACACGTTCCAGCATGACCACTGCACCGCTTGCAGGTGGAGTAACGAAAACCACGTCACCCCCGCCGACGTTACCGACACCTGATACGGAATATCCGCTGGTAACGACAGTACCGTTGATTGATACCTGAATATCACCAGCATTGATGATATAGAACTCGAAGGGGAAAAGGGTCGTCAGACCGTTGGCGTTGTAAATAATATAGGGCGTCTGGTTGGGTACCGACATGATGCGAAACCTCTGGCAGGTTAGTAATCGACGTCGACCAGATGATCTCCGTCACTTAACTGCCAATCTTCGCGCGCATGCCCGGTCGGAATCCCGACCACTTTCCCGATACGTACGGGTGTCTGACTGATTGCGCCGGCACCAGAATCGATAAAGTCATCCGGCTGGTTGGTCAGCGCCGGATTGAAGTCACGCATCTGGTCATATACAGGGCCGTCCAGCACATCGGTGTGCGCCCACAGGAACCGCGACGACAGCGGCGCTTCAAACGCATCGAGGATACGTTTCTGCTTGTTGGTAATGCTGAATTCTTCGCGCACGCCGCACCCGGTACCTTTGAGTGCCTGACGCAGCAATTTACCCGCGAAGCTGCCGGGGCCGTTTACCTCAACGCATACAACCGGGATCTGATATTTGAGCACCAGCTCTTTGATCTGCGCCACCTGACCGCCGGTGATTTTGTCGTTATCGTCAAACTCTGCCAGCTCCCCTGTAAGCTCCTGGCAAATGTGCCAGTATAAATGCCCTCTTGCATCCGTCAGCATCAGCGAGAACGCCGAAGCATCAGCCTTAACTTTACCTGTGGCCACATCCCACCAGGCGACAGCGCCAACAATTTGCACGTTACCCAGCCAGAGCGAGGCCGTACGGTTCGCATAGCGGATCTGCGGGTGAATGTTGTACTCACGGATGCGGTCAGGATCGAGACGAACGTCGCCGACGGGTTTACTGTGCAGCTGATACTGGCTATCCCACTCGTTTATGGTGCGCGTTTCTTTACGACGATTCTCCATTTCCTCCCGGGTGAATCGCTCAGGCCAGGCGCAATCTGCATAAAAATCGATAACAGTATCCGGCGCCGATGCAAACTCAACGCCGCCGGCCGTAATTTTATAATCGACATCCTCGACCAAGAGCCGCGCCGCTTTATGGATGCCCGCGAAAACGTACTCTGGCCTGAAAGATAATTCGTAGCGCAGCTGCGTGGCGTCTTTCGCTTCAACGCGTTTTTCTTTCTCAAACAGCCGGATGGTAAGACAGTCTGCGCCCATAGACTCGACCTCATCATAAAGGCTGTCATGCGTGTGCGGTGTACCGATGTAGAGCTTTCGGCCGCCTGGGATAAGAATGTGTGTCTGCTCGCCCAGGCGATAGCGCAGTTTTTCGCGTGCCTCAGGCGTCTGGATATTACGGGGGACCTCAACGTCATCGTTCTGACATTCGTTAGCTCGGGCCGAGGTTACGTTAGACAAGATGCCTTTGGCGTACATGCTGCCGTTACGTAAATCCAGCGCGCCGTTGACCCACCACTGCTCAACTGTCCCCTGCCCGTCCGGCAGCATGCCTTTGGTCAACGGATGGTTGCGCAGAACGTTCTGCGTATCGCGGCTGGTTTTATACGCGGTGCCGTCTGATTCAGACTGATGCAGAATACGGTACTGACGATCGCAGTAGTATCGCCAGGCGTTGTAGACCGCAAGGATCGTTGATTTACCGAAACCACGGAAACAGCGAAGCACCGCGAGGTTTCCGCGATGCTCCAGCCAGTGGCAGGCCTTATAGTGACAGTCCGGTACATTCCACTGCATCCGTTCCGCCCACATGAGAAAGAAGGCGAGGAATGAGATCATTTTTTGCCTTTCTGCAGGCGCTCAATAATGGCAGCTGCTTCGCGCTCAGCCTTCGAAACCTGCTGGCCCAGCGCAAAGGCTTCATCATCCTGACCAGGGTTATCAGAGGGTGTCCCTCCCCGCGTCTGCATGCCGATAAGAGAATGCACCTTAATCAGCAACGTCAGTGATGCAGCTGCGTTCTTCTTATCCCAGTAGCGGTCGCCGCGTTCGTCTTTGGTCAGTTCGCTCGGTTTCTTCCCCGCCCCCGGCCAGCTTTCCGGATCGGCTTCTTCGAGCACCACGTCAGTGAGTTTATCGCTCAGCGCGGTAAGGCGTGTTTTGTAATCCTGATGCATAAAAAAGCCCCGTAGTGAATACAGGGCTATGATGGCGCGGGTTTAAGGTCGGAATCCCGACCGATTACCGCATGCCAGGGTCAACCTGATTTATCAACGGTGCGATCCAGAAAAGGTTATTACCCGGAAGAAGCGTACGCACATTATGCAGTACCCGATCACCGGCATCGCCATTAAGCACTCCAGCGGTAACATCAGTGATGGTATCGAGCAGGCCGAACGTTGGGCCAAGCGCGGAACCAATAAAGCCGCGGCTGGCATAACGTGACTGTGTTCCGGTACCGAGCAATGCACCCAGCCCAACCATCCCGCCGGATGCCTTTTCCGCCATATTATTATATTCCATCAAGGGGCCAAGAATACCGGATCGGTCAATACCTTCAATGACCAGTTTCTGAGGCGACCAGTCAACCTCTTTACCATTCGCGGACTGTTTAAGCGCGTACGTCAGCGCGCCAAGCCCAATCTGAAAAGCCGTACCGTAATAGAACTGCCCGGTCCCCTCCTGCAGGCCGCCCAGCGTGGCGCGGTTATAGGATGCGGTAGCGAACGATTTAAACTGGAAGATGGTTTTACCCAGCGGTGTGCTCGCCCACAGCGGTGTATCACCGATCCCCGGAGTGATAACGGTATTGTTAACATCTTTGAGCACCGCCGACTGGAAAACGCCAGCAACGTGCTGATCGTCCCATTTTTCAAAATTGCCGATATGCCAGCCGTTGATTACCTCACCGTGTTTTTCGAACTCGCTGCGGATACGCGCGGCCATATTATCGTTAATGCCGAGCTTAGCCAGACGGCGGCCAGCGAACGTGCCGGAGAGAATGCCGTCGGACGTGATCATGCCGTTTACCGATTTGTTCATATCATCGAAGTGCCCCATCAGCGTGAGCTTGCCGAATGCATCGGTGACGCGCTCCATACCCGCTTCGACCGCCGTTGTTCTGGCAGAGCCATCCACCAGGTCGCCCATCGTACGCGCACGGGTATGGAGAATGGTCTCCAGCCCGACGGCCATTTTTAACTGTTCGGCACGGCTGGCCTTGAATGCCGGTGACCGCGTGATCAGCGCAGAGTAACCACGCATGGTATTACCAAAGCCATTAACCATCACACCGCGCGCGAGATCAGGAATAGCGGAAACCGTCATACCACCCAGTTTGGTGACGAAGTTAGCGCTGCGCAGAAATGCACCGGCGCGTACGAAAAATGATGATGGATCGTCAGGCATGCCGTAGGTGCCCGCCAGACGGTCACGCAGCGCTGTGATGTCGCGGATATCGTTTTCGCGAGCTTTCGCCAGTTTCGCCTGGTCTTTGGGATTCTGGCGCATCAGCGCATCGTATTCGTCCTGAATATCCTTGAGCTGCTTTTCCAGCGATTTGTTACCGAATGCGCGCGTCAGCTCCACCTCTGCCGACGCCTCGCGGATGTGACGCTGCAGCACATAATTGGCGTCGCTCTCCAGATAATCTTTCATCAGGCGATCGGGAACGCTGAGCGTACGCGACCGGGTGCTGCCTGCCGCTTTCACCATAAAGACGTTTGCGAAATCCTGCGGGATTTTTGCGCCGACGATTTTATTGATCGTGGCGTCAGCAGTAATTTCAGCCTCTTCGCGGGACATGGTTTTCTCACCGCGCGACCACCAGTCGACCAGCATGTCGCGAAATTTATCGCGCTCGTTAACGATCTTGCCGACTTTGTAGACGCGCGGGAAATAACTCTCCTGCCCGATGGCTTTTAGCTCCTCGTCAGGTGGCAGCAGGCCAAGCTTTTGCTGCGCCACTTTCACCCGGTTAACAACGGTGCGCATTGCCTGCGCCGCTTCCTGCACCACCGGGTTAGCATGCACATCGCCGCTGCGCATAGCGTTACCAACTTCCTCGCGGAACTGGGAAAAGCTCAGGTCGCCCCCGGCGGCTTTATACTGGCTGTAGGCCTGCTTGTTGGTCACCACGACAGCGGCTTCTTCACGACGCCACCCGCGAACACGGGTTTCCGCCGCAATAGGTGTCTCAATTCCGCGGGCATTGCCCTGCAGTGTGTAGTTATTCTCTGCCAGCTCCAGCGCCGTACGGCGGGAGGTTTTCGACGGAGACTCCATCAGCCGGGTAAACGGTGTCAGATAGCTCCCTGCCTTACGTGCCAGTTTACCGACAGGTCCGCCAGCTGCAGGGGTGAGATCCTCGAGCGTGGCTTCACTGATTCGCGCCGCGCCGACGCTGCCCCCTTCCGGGAGTGAGGCGGCAGCCGTGTCCGTCGCTGACGTGATACTCATATTATCGAGCGCGTCAGCCACTTCACGCGTGGCCGCTGTGCGAACAGAGGGCGAAAGCGCAGCACCGGCAGCCGCAAATACACCGCTCATCAACGCACCGGCGGCGACGTGGGAAGCGCTTTCCCCCCACGTACGGGTAATCTGCTGGTTATTCAGCGCAACCTCGCTCGCTGCTGTTGCAGCTGCACCGATTGCAGCCTGTGACGCAATACGGGCCACAGCGCCCCCCTGAGCGCCGGGGATAAACATCGAAGCCACTGTAACCGGGTCGACAACCCCGGCGGCAATGCTGGCGAGAACCCCCTCCCCGCCAGCCTCGGAAAGTACCCGACGGTCCTCGTTTTCGTCGTCGATCTGCTGTTTCAGCCAGGCAGTTTCTTCCGGCGAGCGGGAGTCGGCAAAAGCGGATCCCCATTGTTCATAACCGTGCAGCTCGTTTTTATCAACATACGGATTGTACCCGTCTACCGGCTCAAACTGCTTCGCAGGGCGGAACATCTGCCCCAGCAGGTTATTCTGACGAAATGCAGCGCCCCATACGGACGGCTCATCCTGCTGAGGTGCCGGATTGGTACCTTCAGGCAAAGGGACATCAAACCCGGAAGGTGCCGCCAGGACATTGCCTGCCGGAGTGAATCCGTTATTCAGTTCTTCAGGGGTAGCGTATACCGGCATTATTCAGTGCTCCACGAAAAGTAATTTTTAACCCTGTCCATACGCTCGTTGTGCAGGCGCTTATATTGTTCGTCGAGCGCACGGTGTTTATCTTTGAACCCGCGAATGTCCTGACCGCGCTGCAGCTCATTACGATCGTGTTCTTCACGCTCTTCCTGCATTTTTTTATATGGCGCCCACTCTTCCAGTGACGGTTTCCAGCGCATAGGTCTGCCGTACGAATCGTAGAACGGCTGCACCGCTTCGATACCATCCTTATCTTTTGTCCGCACCATGATGGCGTAATCGCCATTGCGGGCCGTCAGCACATCAGGAGTTATCTCCAGGTCTCCACCAATACGCGACTCCGGTGTTTTGCTGGTAACAGGTGCTGCGTTACCGGAGGTGATCCCCAGTTGGGCCGGGCTGGTGGTTATGTCGCCCTTACGTTCGCCATACATCAGGCTCTCTTTTTCTTCTTTCCACTGTGCCGCCTGCCAGCCTGACGGACCGTAGTTATAGAGCGCCTCTGGCGCGTATTTCATAAGTTTTGCGTCGCCGTTAACCTCGCTGATACTCCAGGTGCGGGCGATCTGCTGGTTGGTCATTTTCTTCGCAGCATCAGCGTTGCCGCCTGTGGTACGGTAGTTGATGTCGTACAGCGACTGATAATCGTTGCGGAAACGTGCGGCCTCCGGTGTCTGGTCGTCGGCGGACGGATTACCCCAGCTAAAGAAGCCCGACATACTGCTCACGGCGGAATCCATCGCTTTGCCGCGGTCTTTTTTGTACTCCTTAGTGCTCTGGGTTGATGCCAGCTGCGCTTTGAGGGCGTCTGTCTGGTTGTAGGTCAGATTCTGCGCCTGCTCGATAGCGGTTTCGGATGCCATGCCGGAATCGGTCAGTTGCTTAACGGTGAGATAAAAGCCCTGCATATCCTTTGGCATATCGCCGACAGATGCGGGATCTGTGTCATACAGACGGTTGAATAACTCAGCACCCTGACGAACCACCTCGGGACTGCGCGCACGGGAAATCGCCGATAACTGAGTGGCTACCTGAGAAGGAATAATCCCGGTCTGGGCCACCTGCTGCACGATCCCGTCATGGGTGGTGGTATCGTTAATCCGGAAGTTTCGCGCCGTTGGCGTGGCGTCGGCGGCTTTTTGCATGGATTTGTTCGTGGGGTCGAGTTTCTCGCCCATAGACAGCGCTTCATTAAAACGACGGGCATCACGCTGCGTCTGTATTGCTTCGTTGCTTTTCTGCACCAGCGCGCCGAGCTTGCCATACGCGTCGAGCTTGAGCGCATAATCAGGGTCGTTTGCCTGGGGTTTTAATTTCGCAATTTCTGACTGCTGCTGTTCTGGCGAAACGTACTGTATCGCCTGGAAGGTTTTAGCGTTGTTGATCGCGATATCGAGCTGCTTGACCGCCTTTGCCCCCTGATCACCGTACGCAAACATGATCGAGGCTTTATCTGGCATAGCGTCAGGTACTTCGCCGTTATACAGCTGCGCCATCGTATTATTCAGAATGGGATCAATTTGCTCGCGCAGGGCCGTACGTTGCTCACGGATTTTAGACTCGGCGATGTTATCGATTTTGTTGACCGACACCGGATCGAGACCGGTTTTATTTTTACGGTACCTAGCCAGCCACCCGCGAGTTTCCGCAGGTAGCTGTCGAACAAAATCAGCCTCAGATATTTCGCCTTTACGTGGGTCTCCGGCTTTCGCGATCAGCTTGTCAACGTTACCCATTCCCCAGTTATACGCGGCACCTGCCAGCGTTTCAGAGCCGTATTTCCCGTATAACTGATTCGCGTAATCACTCGCCAACAGAGCGTTTTGCTCCTCGTCTGCCGGGTTATATTCAACACCGCGCTTTGCCGCCAGCTCTTTGCCCGTGTCCGGCATAAGCTGGTATTTACCCTGCGCACCGGCTGGAGAGGTTATAACGCTGCCGTCGGCACTGAAGTGCTTACCGCCAGACTCAACGATACCGATAGCACGCATATCCATAGCGCCGGTATCTTTCACCGGAAAATCGCCATTTAGCCAGCCCTGAGGGTTGGTAACGGCATAGTTCTGGGCTCGCTGGTCCATCGCACGTAAATTGGCCTCGGAAACAACCTGGTCAATTTGTTCCTGCGACCAGCCTTGTGCCTGACCATACAACGAAATGGAGTGCTGTCGTGCTCCGCGAATTAACGCAGCAGCCTGCGGATCGTCAAACGCCCCCGCCTCCTGTTCAACGGACGATTTTACCGTTGCGTCGAGCTGCTGGCGCTGGGCCTGTTCGGTTTGAGTACGCTCAAAGCTGTTGTAGGTGCTGGCGCGGCGGATCTGACCCGCTTTCCATTGCGCGTCAAAATACTGCTGCTGGCTCTGCGGTACACGTTTGCGAGCCTCTTCATAGTCGGACGAATCCAGCTTGTCCATGTCCACACCAACGCCAGAGGACTTAAACCCCTGCCGGGTTACCAGTGCGCCGGTCTCCGGGTTCTCCCAGCGGTTGCTGGATTTCGCATCGAGATCGGTAAGTATCGCCTGGGTAGCGGCCACGTCAGCTTTATCCTGCGTACGCTGCAAATCATCTACAGTCTGACCCAGAGCAGCCCCCAACCCGGCTACAGCATTACCTATCTGACCAACATTACTGACCCCGACCCGGGTTGGATTAGCCTGCGGCGTAACGTTTCCAAAATTACCCGTTGGAATTCTCACGGTTATTTACTCCCTGCTTTTTTCCAGCCGTTGTACGCTGTGCCACCCGCGCTCAGCAGTGAGCTGCCCGCGCTGATGTAGCCAGATGTTGAAGCATTACGGCCGCTGATACGGTCGGCAGATGCCTGCGCGTTGAGCCGTGCGCCCTGGTTAGTACCATTCAAAATCGTCTGGTACGCATCCTGCTCTGCGTCACCCACGATGCCGGACTGAATACGCAACGCGGTACCCTCTCCAGTGTCAACGCCTGACGCAGCCAGCGACGCATTCGCCTGTGCTGCCTGCGCCCTGCCTGCCTTACGGATGCGATCAGCTTCTACGCGTGCAGCTGCCTGCGCGGCTTCTGCATCTGCTTCCGCCTGCGACGCCTGATAGTTGGACATTTTCTTTTGCTGCTGCCCGCTATAGACAGCACCACCCGCCGCAAGAACGGACGCACCAATTGCAGCCACCTCTAACCCGGTACACATCGTTACACCTCTTTGGAATAAAGCAGACCGGTACGGGACAGGCCGAGACGTGAATACAAATCACCGGTGCGCTCTTCGTGTACGCCCGTGGTGATACCCATATTTATGATCGCGGCGCCGTGCTCTTCCGCCCAGGTGATAAACGCTTTAGCGAGACGCGGGCCAGCCGTGCCGCCGCGATGCTCAGGCGCGATAAACAGCCCATATTCAAAGGCCATTAGCTGGCGGCTGAACCACTGTTCAGCAATCCCCCCGGCCAGCCAGCCGATTACCGTACCGTCTTTTTCTGCCACCAGCAGGCAGCCGGCAGGTGATGAAATTAGAGTGCGGGCGAGCTCTGCGCATTTTTCTTCATCAAAAGGCGAATTCTGCGAATAGCGGGACTCGATATACATCCGCGCGCCCAGTTCGATCAGCGCCGGGATATCCCCGGCTTTTGCGTTACGTACCATGTCAGCCCCCGTTGCTGGTGAATGTGAAAATAATTGCGAGAAGGTGGAATGGCAGCGGCTGGCGCTGCTGGATAAGCAGGGTGTCTTCCCCGCGCTCCCAGCCGAGTTTTCCCCAGTAGTGATCGCCGGTGAAAAGTGGTGCGGGCTGGTTGAGGATTTTTGGACCGAACCTGCGGAACGGAATAACCTGGCCGTTACACTCTGCGCCAGTGGTTTCGAGAAAACGCATTGTCACTTCGCTGGTGCGCTTCTTCGCGTTCTGCGTTGTACCCTCAGTGGTCTGAACCTCTGGCGAAAGCGTTTCGATCGTACTTTCGAAGTGCAGGCCGATCTCCACGCTTTTCGCCGGGCGGGACAGTGTGATTTGACCAGAGGAAACTGTGTGCTGCGGCATAACAGCGCCATCGGCCACCACATCAACCGTCTGCCCCTCAAGGTGAGCAAGACCGGACCACGTGGCAGAACCGGCGCTACTGGTGCCGGTCACCGCAGCATCGGTATAAAGATTGCTGTCGAATACCTCGACATAACGAACGCTCTGGCCATTTATCTCACGGCGAACAATCGCGTAGACCACATCGTCAGTATCTGACGGGATGGTAGCCACCGACTCAAACGCACCGTCAGTGACCTGACGTGACCAGGCAATAACATCCTGAGCGCGATCGATAGCCATCGTGACCGCAACGCCATCCGCCCTGACCATCCAGATAAACGCATCCGGCTGTTGCTGGTATGCCATATCCAGTACGCCGCCAGAGGTGATGTGCTCTGCCAGCACCGTCAGGTCGTTGGCTGAATAGGAAACAAAACTGTCGGGGTCGTACGCTACTGCGTAAAGCTTACGGCCAGCGCGCTGGACGAACATGATTTCGGTTCCAACACGCACAGGGCGGATCCCGTTGCAGCCGTATGGGCTTGGGTTTTTTACCGAAATGTTGGTCGGCGTAATGGCTGCATCGTTACCGGAGGTGATCGTAAACTCGCCGCCGTAGGTCAGCGCGATCAGAGTGTTCATCTGCGCCAGATGCACAATCGGGTTGAGTTGGTCAGAAGATAGCGTGAAGCTTATAGCGTCATCATCTTCAGTGCCGATCTCGAAGGACAAATAAACGCCCGTTTCACTCCACCAGATTGTTTGCGGGTACTTCGGCGAACCAGCCAGGACAAGTCGCTGCTGATAAAGTGTAACTGCACCGGGATAGCCAAACGCATCTGTCCAGACTTTATCCTCCCGCGTCCACGAACCCGGTGATGCTGCCTGCGTTGCCGTCAAATCGCTGCGGATGGTACCGACGGCAATCTGTGCACTGGTAATACTCTTTATCAGTACCAGCCCATCATTGAGGCGGACATATGAGCCCACATCCTGAGCAACCCAGCCCGCGCCAGTGAATGGTGGGTTTGGATTGTCACCCGGATCCGCATCGCTCAGGGTCAGCGTAATTTCAGAGCCCACGAACTCTTTGACGGATGGCTTACACCATTTCTGCGGTGTATCGCGCACCTCGTCGAACGGCTCAACAATGAACGGTGCAGGCTCAAGCACCCAGTCAGTTTGACCGCGGCGCTGAAGACGGTGAGGTTTCACAGACTGATGCACCAGAAACATGGTGTCAGCGCCCTGGACATAATTCACAGCGGGCAGCATGTCAGCGGTATAGGGGCTGGCGATTTCATACGGCGTGTTGTCTTCGTTTACCAGCTGCTTGCCGTTCTGAAAAATGCGCATGTAGCCGTCACCGAACTCCAGCATGTAAGCCTGAGATCGGTTGAACACGTAGGGAATCAGCCGGGATTTTTTATTGCCGTATTTAGTAGCCGCCGCAAAGCGTGTACCAGGCCTGCGAATAACGCCGCCCTGCACGACCACTACGGCGTTTTCGATAATCTTTGCGCCGTTGGCGTAGCGGGCGATATCAACACGCCCCATCAGGCGCGGGGACACCTCGCCTGCGGTGAAATTGGTTTTTATGAGGTTCGCGCGCATGTCAGAACCTCGACTCATAAGTAGGGTAGCCGCCAAGCTCTTCCGGCGGGTCTTCCTGGCCGTCAACAGCTTTAGCCTGTTTAAGCAGAAACGCGGCTTCCTGAGTCAGGCTATCACGCAGGCTAGCTGACCCGGTTACCGCGTATGCCAGCTTGGACTGCATCATCATTTCAGCCACATCCACCAGCGCGGCGTCCCATGTGGACTCGTCCTCGTTACGGAAGATATAACGCAGGCGAATCACATCGACATTTGCCAGCAGCCGGCTACCCTCAATCCGGTAATCAATATCGTCACGTGGTTCGCCAACGGACAGGACGCGGATCAGATCACCGGGCAGGGAAAACTGATAACCGTATCCAAAGACAGGCGCGGCGCTGACAGGCGAGAGCACAACGCGTTTTATCGCGCAGTTCCAGGGGTGCGCGCGGAGTAATTTATTACGGACAGTGGGGTAAAGGTTGGCGCAAAGACGGGCATGATCCGTGTCTTCGTCGAAATCATTTATCGGGTGAGCGCCCAGCGCCAGAAGTGCATTTGAGCAGATAGAAACACTCGAAGTCATGGCAGAACCTCAGATGAAAAAAGGCCGGGGCGTACCCCGGCAAACACACCAGCGGCATTAAGCAACAAAATCGATGGCGACGACTTTTTTCTCGTTGGCGCGGCCAGCGCCATAAGACGCATCAACAGAGATCTGAATCGTGTTGTTTTTATCGCGACGTGGGCCGATATCGACGCTGTACTCTGCGCCGGTACCGAAATGCACAGCAGATTTACACCATGCAACGGCGGTTTTGGTGGTTACGGCCGGATCGCCATCGGTCACAGAATCCAGTTTTTCGTATGCCAGCCACTTAAAGCCGAGCCAATTGCCGGACACAGCACCTTCCTGCAGCATTTTCACCGCCATAAAGTCGGCAGAAGTCAGCGTGGTATCGCTGAGGATCTGCGTCAGCATGTCGGCGTTGTAGGTGATATACAGCTCTTCACCGTTCTGCTCGTCACACTCGTTACGGCGGAACATCGCTTTTGCAGCGATCAGCTTGGCTTTGGTCATCCCTGTACCACCAGCAACGATTTTTTGCGACGCAGGCAGCGCCACTGGCGCATATGCCCCGCCGCTGGACGTTTTACGCAGCACGGTATCGAGCAGCGCACGATATACAACATCGTCTTTTTTGCGATTGGCGGCCGCCAGGGTGAGCTGCAGATAAGGCCCCTGCGGGTCGGCAAGCAGTTTACGCAGGTCACGTTTTTCAACAGGAACGAACACACCGTAGTCAGCCATCAACGCATTACGGGTACCAGCCTCAGGCAGGTCCCATACGGTGTCACCGAAACGCGTGGTGATCTGCGTCATTTCGATGGTGCCCATGTCGTTGATGGTGAACGCTTCGCCGGTGATCATCCCACGGTCGTTTACCGCAGCCTGCAGGCGGGAATCCTTCTGCTGCGCGGCGATTTCGAAAGAATCATGAAACTGCGTGATAAACGCAGCGGTGATCATGTTCTTATTGGTATCAAATGACATAACAATCACTCCAGAAAATATCGCCTGCTGGGTTGTCGGTTGCCCGGCCCGATTAACACAATGCGCGTGGCGCTTACGCACTGCGGGAAAATTCAGTTATCCGGCGTCCCCGCCGGGCTGGTAGTGGAGAGATTGTTAGCGAGGTGCGCGGTCGGAATCCCGACCAAATGAAAAAGCCAGCGGGTCAGGCTGGCTTTTGATGCTGAAATTGTGACATGTCACGCTACGGTTTGATCGCCGTAACGCTTCTGGTAATACGCTTTGACCGTCGCGGATACGCGTTCGTGGTCGGCGTGTTTCGGGTCCATGTACGCTGGGGATTTCATCAGATCGCGAATGGTCTGCTGCTCTTCGAGGTTCACATCACCACCCGCCGGCGCATCTTCCTGCATTTCCGCGCCGACTTTTGCCAGCATGCGGATAACCATTGGGTTATTGCCGATCTCGTCGATGCGGCCTTTGTCGGCATCATCAGCCAACGAATTAAACGCGCGGAAAGCCAGACCGATGTTCTGCTTAAACTCTGCGTCAGTCTTCCACACCTCGCGCAGCTGCGTGGTGGCAGACTGTGAATCCAGCTCAGCGGCACCGCCCACCAGCTCAGGAGCACGCTGTGCGTATTCACCCAGGATGAAACTCATCTGATCGTTGGTGATGCCTTTGGCGTGCGCTGTTTTCATGAAGCTCTGCATGCGCGGATCGGCTTTGAATTCTTCCCAGTTGAATCCCTCGACCTCTACCTTAGGCGCATACTCATCTGACGTTTTCGGCGGTGCGTCGCCGCTGCCCATGCGTTTTTCAAGGTGAGTGTAATTTTCCGCCAGTTTGCGGGCAGAGCTTTCAATACTGAGTTTTCCGTCCTCGCCCATAACGCGGAATTTCTCAGGAATCCAGTCATTAGCACCCGGTTCGCCCGCACCGGTGCTGAGCAGAGAATTGCCAGAAGGTTCGCCAGTACCCTGATTATTGCCACCATCTTCACCACCTCTGTTACCGCCGCCCGGCTGTTCTGCGCCCTGCTCAGCGTTCATGAATAAGTGTTTAAGCTTCCACATCGTCTTCTACTCCATCGGCCTTGTTGATTTCGCGCAGGATGTAATCCAGTACGGATCGCTGCCCTGCCCTGTAACACGTTTCGCGGTCGCCCTCGGTACCGCCGGGGACATACGCCGCACGCCCGAAGCGGCGCGTTAATTCTTCCAGCACCTGAGAACCGCCAGGCATCTCTTCGAAAATGCGCTTAAAGTCCTGAGGCGTAGCCTGTTTTATTCTCATTGGTTGCCTGCCAGTCGTTGCCCTATTGCCGCGCCAGCGGTCTGCCCTGCGGCACTGGCCGCCTCGTTGCCCGCCTGCATCATGAGTTGCTGCTGTGCTGCCTGCTGCTGTGCTTTCTGGCGCTGGTCACGGAGATCCGCCACCGCATCGGACGAGCGAATAACCTTAGCCGGGACGCCAAGCGCATCGGCCACAACGCGCGTGGCCTCGTCGGTATCGATGAGATCAACAACGTCCTGGCTGATGCCCGCGAGGTTTTGCACGTTAACGCCGAGGCGTTCGATTGCCGTCACGTCTTCCAGCTTCTGGGCGCGTGCCAGCGGTGAGATGTAGCGCACGTTGAAATTGGCGTTCTGCAGGCTCTCAGGCGGCGGGGAGAAAATGCCAGCGCGGTAAGCGATGCCGAAGCAGCGCACAACCAGCAACTGGAGATATTCAGCCTGGAACCTGCCATACACCGGGCCAAGCAGCTGGCGAATCAGCGCGACACGCACGTGCACTTCGGTGGCGGTCATAGCGGGACCGTCCTGCGGCTGCAGCTGGTCGGCCATCATGATTTTGCGGATTGATGCCTGCAGGCGATCTTCTGCGGTGAACGCTACCTGAAAATCTGCACCAGTCAGCAGAGGTTTCATGCTGTCGGTGCTGTTCGCCACGATGATGCGACGCGGGCCGACCTTGACCGTACGCGGGTTGAGTACGCCGTCGTCTTCGGCAATCCACATGCCGGAGATAGCCAGGTCCTGCGCGGCTTTCTCCATGCGTTTGGTTTCGTTCAGCTCTTTGCAGTCCGGCAGCGCGTCGTATACCGGGCCGATGCCGTAGGAGCCGCCGGGGATTTTCATCCAGCGCGGAACGCAGCACGGGAATTCGTGGTAGCCGGATTCGCGCACCACCTGCTTGTTGCTCACGTCGACGTTAAACGATGCAAAGCGCATGTTCTTCGCCAGGCGGGCATCGACCATGTAGGTTTCGCGCGGGAAAATGCAGTGCAGGAAATCAAATTTATCGTCGGGCTTTTTCTTCGCCGCGTCGCGGATCTTCTCGCTGACCTTGTCCGCGCCGAATTCTTTGATTGCCTGCTCAGCGGTCAGCTGGTAGCGGCGGTATATCGTGTCCACGATGCCGTCTTTGCGGGTGGAGGTGACATAGCACTGCGCCAGCGGCCACTGCTGGAAGGTATAGCCGCCCTCTTCGCGGTCTTCGTCGATGTACAGGACGAACCAGCCGGCGCACACCACGTCGAGATTAGCCTCGTAGCCCTCAGCGTCGAAGTTGGCCGCGTGGATGTTTTCCCATACCAGCGTGGCGCACTCAGACAGCCAGGCTTTGGCATCGTCCGGCAGCGATTCGCTGTCGAGGTTCAGCCATTGCGCGTTCGCCGGGGTCATGCCGGACATGAGCGCAGAGGCCAGCATACGGGCGCTGTCGGTGGCGGTACCGTCCAGTAGCTTCGCCACCTTATGTTTTGCGCTCTGAGCATCGAGCACTTCGTCAGAGAATCCCGCGCCGCGCAGCGGATAGGTGTAGTCATAGCACTCGCGCCAGACGCTTTCATGCTGCTGGCGGTTGGCTTTCAGCGTGTCGGAACGCTTAATCAGCTTAACGGCGAGTTCATCCATCAGTTACGCCCCCAGAGTGTTTTTCTGTTGCGCTGCCTGCGCGCCAGAGGACAGCAGAGAGCTGCCAGAATCAGCCGCACCCTCAGCACCACTGGCGAGAAGGGACGAGCCTTTCTTGCGCTTCTTGCGCGCTGCAGCATCTGCGTTTGCCGCTTTTGCCGCTGCGTCGGCAGCCGCATCCGCTTCGGCCTGCGGGTCGGTCTGTACGACCTTAGGTGCTCCACCTCCACACATAGCGATCCCCTCTTAGCCCGGAACGTGCCAGCCGTGCTCAGTCAGAACGGGCTTACCCGTAACCGGCTGGCGTTTGCCCTCGTCGTTCGTCACGTAGCCCAGCGGCGCGGCGGGCTCCGCCGTGGTGGCCTTTTTGACGAGCTGGAGGAATTCGATATTGTCGGTCAGCTGCTGGTCAGCCAGGTCGGTGTAACCCAGCGTTTCAAAGCGGGCGATGATGGCCGCGCCCTGCTCGTTGATGGTACCCAGCAGCGTATTACGTTCGGTAAGAGCAGCATCGTCCAGCAGGCTGGCAACGCGTTGCTGGATTACCTCAGGCTCAGCGCGTTGCTGGTCCTGCATTGCCGGTTCGCTGGCTGTGCCAGTAACAAGCTCTGTGCCAGTAACCAGCTCTGTGCCCGTTTCAGGTTCCTGCCCTGGTACTTCGACAGGTTTCTTTGGTCGACCCATTGTGGTGGCTCCTGTGATGATTGAGCCGTAAGTGTGAAACGGGGTCGCGGTCGGGATCCCGACCAAATGGAAGATTTGTTAAAAACAGGGCCTATTTAACATAATGGACGTTGCGCGCACCAGCGAAATGGCACTCGTTAACGATTTAGCGTGAAGGGTTTATTTGTTGCGGTTTACTGGCTGGAAAGAGGGAAAACGGACTGCATAAATCGTGCATAAAACAGGGCGGTTTTTGCATAGCGTTTTTAACCGGTGAGCGCCCTGTTTTTGCAAGTTTTCATGGTGTCAGACGCTTCGATCGCCAGGCGTAAACAAAACGCCGTGATGTGACCTGCGCTGGCAGTTCGGAGCGTGGGCGCTGCGTGACGTAGCACCAGAAGTCTATCAGCGCTTCGCCTGTGTGGTGGTTCGGCGCTGCGCCCTGCTTCCAGCCGATGATAGCAGACTTCGACACGTCGAGCTCTCTGGCAATCTCCTGCAGGGGAATGCCGCTGCGTGTAATGTCGTTAATCACCCGGAACCAGTCCGTTTTGAACGTTGCGACAACTGGCATAGGTCACCCCACAAAACGCGCGCACGCGCGAGCATAGAGAGCGATTTTATTGAGCTTCTGGCGCTCGTTAATCGCCGTGGTGGAATCAAATCGTATTTGCATATCGCTACCCGCAATAAATTACATGTTCGACGTGTAACCACCTGTAACCACTGTAACCGCCATCTTCTTAACCTTTCCCAGAACGACTTATATATATATATGGGGTTTTTAGAAAATAGGTGGTTACAGTGGTTACAGTGGTTACAACCTTTTAAATTCAATTAGTTAAAACGTAACCACCTACGCTATTAGGTGGTTGCAGGTGGTTACGCCGATACCCAAACTCGCTGCACTTTGCCGTTAACACGCCTCAAAACTCGCGAATAACCGCAATTTTGCAAAACATTGCTAATTCGCATTTCTTCACGTTTTCCGATATGGCTTGGATTTAAGCCAATTGCATCACGCAGAACGTCGCTAGCGCGTAAAAATTCGCAATTTCGCGGAATGTCGTTAGTCATCAGGTCAGGCGTGTCGAGCCATTTCTCGACCGTTTCGAGCCACGCGTCCTTAATGGTGTACTGCTCGTGGACACTCGCACCGAGCCGCTCAGCATCGCGGAACTGGATGCCGCCGAGGCGCTTAAACGTCTCGCGGGCCTCAGCCCACAGCAAAAGGAGGTCAGTTTTTATCGCTTTCACGTCGACTTTCGACACCTCCACGGGAAGCCAGCGGCGGTTACCGGTCTTGTCAGCAAGGAATTCATCCTCGTTGGTGGTACCGACGAACACCAGGCGACGCGGGAACTGGGTAGCGAACTCGCGGTATTTAGGGATCCAGTTCTCATGCGTGCGCGTCACGAATGCCTTGATGGACTCCAGCTCTTTGGTATTGAGGCCGCGCAGCTCGCCAATCTCCGCCACCAGTCGTCCGCGCATCTTGCGTGCGAGGTCGTCGTCTTTCTCAGCGAATGATATCTCGGTGAAGAACGCCGGGTCGGGGCTCAGCGCTTCCACGCCGGAGGACTTCCCGCATCCCTGCGGACCGACGAGGATCGGCACCATATCGGCTTTAACGCCGGGCTCCAGCACCCTGCCTGCCAGCGCCGTCCACATGTACATGGACACCGCGCGGGTGTATGGCGTGTCGGCGGTACCGAAGTGCGTATGGTAGAAAGTTTCGATGCGCGGCACACCGTCCCACTCCAGCCCGTTCAGCCAGGTGGTCGCCGAGTCGAACGGCTGTTCGTCAGCGGCCAGCAGCACCACGTCGCGGATGAGTTCGCGCCCCACAGGTTTAAAGCCGCGCTTTTCCATCGTGATGCGCAGGCGCGCATAGTCCGCATCGGTGAACGCCTGCCACTGGCCGGAGCCTGCCGGGGCGAACATGATTTCGTCGCGGAACTGGTCGAAGCGAATATCGATGTCCACGAAGTCAGGACGCACAACTGCTTTGGCCGCGTTGCTGATGGTGGCCTCGATGCGGCCCCACTTATCGCGTTCGAACGCCGGCAGCGGTAATGGCTCGGCCACTTCGGTGCTGGTCAGGTCTTCGAAATCGTCGTTGCGGATCCCTATGGCATTAAGGAAATCGCCGTCGTCGCGGTGCGCGCAACTGGCGTGCAGGCATTTGAAATGCCCCTGTTCAAAGCCCGCGGTCCCGCCCGGGAAGTAAACCGTACTGGTCGGGTCGCCACCGGAGCTGTGGCCATCCTCAAACGGGCAGCGGATGTATCGCTCGCCGTTCGCGCCATCCAGCAGCGTCCAGCCGTTGGCGTCGAGGTATTCGGCTGTATCATCCGTGGCGCCGGGCGTGAAGGTTGAGCGGTCGCGCATCTTCGTGCTGCCCGCTTCGGTGGTGACCGACACAGGCAGCTGCTCAGCAAGGCGCTGCCACAGCGTTTCGAGCTGGTCAGCAGTTATGACCGGGGGCTCGTCCGGCAGCCCACCGTCCCATTCAATACGCGCGCCGCTGCTGTGTGTACCGCAGGCAACGAACTGTTGCCCGTTCGCCAGCAGTTCAATGATGCCCATATCGCCCGCCAGACGGTGGATGCGCTTACGGAAATCACCCTCTACAGCCAGCAGGTACAGGCATTTGTTGCTGTTGGCGCGCCAGCGACGCGGCGGCAGCTCACCAAGCAGCTGCACCAGCGTTTTGCGAATATCGGTCTGAATATCTTCGTCTTCGCTATCGCAATCCAGCGCCAGCCAGCCATGACCGGTACGCACGCAGATGCCGTAATCCGGTTCGTTCGACCAGCGGGCAAAGTCACGCTCGGTTACTACGTGCTCGGTCCAGTCCTTGATCCCGGTAGCCAATCGATCGCGGTTATACAGGCTTGGCGTTTTGCCAAGCATTTTGAGTTTGCTATTCGGGGATATGGTCGCGCCCGGGTTGCACACGACCGGCAGCAGCTGGTCAGTACGCCCCAGCACCAGATCGAAGTGGAACCATTCGTCAGGCGTTGCCCCCCAGATCTTTTTCTCTGGCATGGGTTACGCCTTTTTCTCGTTTTGTGAGCCGTGCAGCAGCCAGTTGGGGTCGCAATCAAGCGCAACGGATAATTCAAGAAGATAGCGAGGGCGGGAGATTACACCGCTTTCAATCCTATTAATGGCCTGCTGACTAACCCCTGTTAGCTCAGCCAGCGTGACCTGCGTCATTTTGAGCTCTTTACGTCGCTCTTTTAATCGGGTAGCCAGAGTCATAGTTATCACCTCATACAATTTTAGTGGTATTTAGCAACAACTAATGATGTTTGTCAAATACAACAAAAATTGTATTTAATAATAGGGGCTCATAATTTCAACTCCTATAAGGTATTAAAAATGTCTCTCGCAGCACGCTTCAAAGCCCGCCGTATCGAACTCGGAATGACACAAACAGAAGTCGCAAACTCTGCGGGAGTTAGCCAGCAATCAATTGAGTCTATAGAAAGCGGACGCACCCGAAAGCCACGTAACCTTCTCGATCTGGCTAAGGCTTTGAAGTGCAGTCCGGACTGGCTTTTGAATGGCAAAAACATTATGCCCCTGGCAGAGATAAGCACCCGCCGCATCCCGGTACTTAGCTATGTACAAGCTGGCGAACTCACAGAAGTAAGGGACGTAACAGACCTTACTGGTGACTTCGAATACGTTCTGGCGGATTCGGACGTCCCGGAAACATGCTTTGCATTGCGCATAGATGGTGACAGCATGCAGCCTGAATTTAAGGAAGGGGATATCGTTATCATCGACCCAGATCTATGCCCTACCCCAGGAGAATTCGTGGTTGCTAAGAACGGCGGCCATGAGGCCACATTCAAAAAATACCGCCCGTTGGGAATAGGTGTTGATGACTTCGAATTGGTTCCACTTAACCCAGACTATCCTGTTTTGCGCAGTGCTGACATGAAGTTACAGATCATTGGTGTCATGATTGAGCACCGCATTTACCGCCGTAAACGCTAAAACCCCGCCTCCGCTGGAGGGCTCCGCTGCCCTCCTCACACCTATCTTGTAAAATCTTACAAACTAAATTCATTTAAATATCAATAACGTGGTATTTTTGCGCCCATAAATACCACATTTGTGGTTTACACAATACAACTCAAATTGTAGATTTAACCCCAAGAAGTAATCGCTCTTTAACAAACAGAACCGCGTGACAGGTAAGCCGCAGTGCTCCTGGCAAAACGAAATGGCACCCGATGGGATCGAGGTAAGCGCCGAGTCCGTATGCGTACGGTAAGCGTAGAGGACCGCACCGCGACGAGCTGATAAGTCACGCAAGTTGAAACGCCCCGATGATGGGGCGGAGTGAACTTATCAAGCGTCTGTCAGGCGCTTCATTAAGTCCATTGCATTGATGTGTGTAGTCTTTGCCCCTCGCAAGAGGGGCTCTTTTTTGGAGCACTACCGATGAAACCTGAACACCTCCACCGGCTGACGGGGCGCGACGTGCTCCGCTGGCGCCGTAAACATTTCGACATTATCACCGGTCTGGCCCTCGCTACTGCGTTCGGCCTGGCTATTACCTTCATTCTCCTTGTAGCGAGGACCGCAGTATGAGCTTAGAAACCAGTCTCGAACTTAACAACCAACTGCTGACGCAGCATAACGCCCTACTTGAACGCCTTATCACTGCCCTGGCCTCAGGTGTCGCTCTTCGTCCGGACACTGTTGCGCAGGTGCAGGAATATCGCGAAACGGTACCGGAAACCAAAGCGGAAAATACCGCTATCCGTAAGGTTACGTTGGACGATCTGGAGTTCAGCGACATTATCGCCCTGGCTGCATTCTACCCGGACCCGCAGGAGCTCAGCGAAACGATGGTCCAGCGCGTTTTTGATTACCGCGACGCCGAAGGCGATAAACGCGTTGTGCAGATCGACGCACTGGACAGCGCCCTGCAGGGTGTTAAACGCGCAGGTCATCTTAACAAGCCAGCATTACTTGACCTGTCGCGTAACATCCTGCGCTTCTGGGATGATTTACCAACCATCGCGGCACGCCGTGACTTTGCCGAGCGCTTACTGGACGCACCAGCCGACAGCCGTCATGAAGTGAAGCCGAAAACCAGCGGTAAGGATGAAGAACGCACCGGGCCCTTCTACTGCAAGAATGTCGATGGCTCCGCCGCCAGCGAGCTTCACACCTTACGCAAGCTGAATGAACTGCTTAAAAAGGGCCATATCGAAATCACCAAAGTTGAGTACCTCCAGCTGCAGGAAGATTTCGCACGTAAAAACGCGGCAAAAGGCGGTACCGAAACGGGTGATGATGCCGGGGATAATGCTGGCGAACAGGCCGATTTTGCAGCGCTGCGTAAACAGGCCGAAGGAATGATCCTCCAGCTGGCGAAAGGTGGTTACCGTGCCGAAGCGGTAGCGATTCTGGAAAAACAGGGTGCCAAAAAGCTCGGCGAAGTTGCTGACGAGAACCTCGCAGACGTGATCGCTCAGGCTGAAAAAGCGCTGGAGGGTTAATTATGCCAGACGTTCATGCACGACTTTCCCCGTCTTCAGCGCATCGGTGGATGCGCTGCCCCGGTAGTCTGGCACTGGAAGCTACTCAGCCAGACAAAGAAACGTCTTTTGCGCTTGAAGGTACCGCAGCGCATGCACTTGCCGAAAAGGTGCTGCGCAACCGCCAGAATCACCCGGAGCACTATGCAGGTTGCAACGTCGCGATGTTCCTCGGCTCCTATCCTCTTGCTGAACACCCGGATGATACTTCCGGCCCGCAGGTAGATGAGGAAATGGTCGAAGCCGTTGGCCGTTACGTCGACACCGTCTGGGCGCTGTCGCAGGGCAATGAACTGCTGGTCGAGCAGCGTGTCGACTTCTCCCATATCGTGGGCGTAGAAGAGTCCTTTGGTACCGCCGACGGCGTAATCATCGCGGGCAACGAGCTGCAGATCCACGACCTGAAATACGGTAAGGGTGTGCGCGTCGATGCCGAGCAGAACGAGCAGCTGCAGCTGTATGCCCTGGGCGCGCTCGAACAGTTCAGCATGCTGTACGACTTCGAGACGGTGCGCCTGTTCATCCACCAGCCGCGGCTTAACCACGTTTCAGAGTGGGCCCTGACGGTGGAAGAGCTCCAGGCGTTCGGCGAACGGGCGCAGGAAGCGGCAGCCAGTGTGATCGTGATGTTCAACATCGCCGATTGCGAAGGGGTCGAAACCCTGCCGCTGGAAAACTTCACACCGGGCGAAAAACAATGCCGGTTCTGCAAGGCAAAAGGTGGTCTGTGTACCGCTGAGGCGCAGGCCAGACTTAACGATGTGAAAGACGATTTTGTCGACCTGACCCAGCCAGTGGGCGAGCAACTCGCAGAGGCCGTTAAACGCGTGCCTTTTCTGACTGCCGAACAGCTGGCTGATATTTACAGCCAGGTTGGCCTGATTGAGTCTTTTTGCAAAGCGGTCTGCGACCGGGTGAACAGTGAGCTGAACGCCGGGCATCCGGTACCGGGCTTTAAGCTGGTTACTGGCAAACAGGGTAACCGCGCCTGGAGCGATGAAGAAGCCGCCCGTGCGCTGCTGAAAGACCAGTTCCGCTATAAAACTGAGGAGGTCTTCGACCTTAAGCTGATTAGCCCGACCAAAGCCGAGAAGCTCATCAAAAAGGCCAGCCCTCGCCGCTGGACGAAAGTCGAAGCGCTGATCACCCGCGCTGACGGTAAGCCTACCGTCGCCCCCGAATCCGACCCGCGCCCGGCGCTCAATATCAACCCTGTTAACGATTTCGACGACGTGTCCGACGACGCGCTCGCCGCTGACCTCATCTGATTAAGGAAATACCAATGAAAATTAAACTCAACAACGTCCGCCTGGCCTTCCCTGCTCTGTTCGAAGCAAAAACCGTGAACGGCGAAGGCGACCCGCGCTTCTCTGCTGTTTTCCTGATGGATCCGAAACATCCGCAGTTGGACGAAGTCCGCAAAGCGCTGAAACAGGTAGCGAAGGAAAAGTGGGGCGAGAAGTGGGAAACCATTTACGGCCAGCTGGAGAAAAAACTCAACCTCTGCCTGCACGACGGTGACGAAAAAGCCGAATACGAAGGCTTCCCGGGCAACTTCTTCCTGAACGCTGCCAACAAAGCACGTCCGGCAGTCATTGATCGCGACCGTTCTCCACTCATCCAGGCTGATGGCCGTCCTTACGCCGGTTGCTATGTCAACGCGGTGATCGACATCTGGGCGCAGGACAACAACTTCGGCAAACGTGTTAACGCATCGCTGGGTGGCGTCCAGTTCCTGCGAGACGGTGACGCGTTCGCTGGCGGCGGTGTGGCCGCGCCGGACGACTTCGACGATATCAGCGAAGGTGCTGACGCGGGCGAGCTGATTTAGGTTCATCGCAAACACGCCATTCTAAGTTTATGGGTGGCGTGTTCTTATTAATTAGCGAGTGGACTCAACATCGGGGGGCTGTTCCTGCTCTATGGGCTGTGCCTCCACTTCTTTTTGCTTTATAAAACTCAGAGCCTGCTCATAAAATTCATCCGAACGCTTTTCAAGAAAACCATTATATTCATCCAACTTAAAATATTTAAACATCTTAACGGCGATATTATTTTTCAATTCTATTTTTCGCCAAATGGCATGCATTCTTTTAGAGTGGAAATCTCTATTCTTTTCGTAAACAGCAAATTCTTCGTTACTAACTTCTTTATCACCAATTTTGCAAATGGATGCCCCGCGGCCAATAGGAAACTCAACGGAAGTGTTTTTTGAGTAAAGGTAGTTATAGTGAGCTTTATCACTCTCCATAATCCTTACGTTTTGCCAAAAGGAATGATCAAGAAGGCATTTATTAATAAATTTTATCAATAAAAAATCTCGGACTATTAATGCAAATGGCATTAATACATATACACCTAAAAAACCGAAGCAAGCAGTAATGATAGTTGACAGAGAAACTGTTAGTTCCATTTGATAACTCCTAAGGTTAAGCATGCATAATATACTATGGGGCGACCTGGAAACCTATTGCGAAATACCTATCACGAATGGTACACACGCTTATGCGGAAAGTGTCGAGGTGATGCTGTTTGCCTGGGCCATCGGCGACGAGCCGGTTAGCGTCTGGGATCTGACTGCTGGCGAACCTATCCCCGGCAGGCTGCGGAAGGCCATCACTGACCCTGACACTATTCTGTTTTTCCACAATTCACATTTCGACCGCACGGTACTGCGCCATGCAATGCCAGAGCTGGCCCCTGATGTAACACGCTGGCGCGACACAATGGTGCAGGCGCTAGCGCACGGCCTCCCCGGCGCGCTGGGCGCACTCTGCGAGGTGCTCGGCGTCCCGCAGGACAAGGCGAAGGACAAAGAAGGTAAAGCGCTTATCCAGCTGTTCTGTAAGCCACGCCCGAAGAACAGCAAACTACGCCGGGCCACCAGCAAAACCCACCCGGAAGAATGGCGGCGCTTTGTAGCTTACGCCGGGCTGGATATCGAGGCTATGCGCGAAGTGCATAAGCGCCTGCCGAAGTGGAATTATAAGGGTGCAGAGCTGGCGCTATGGCATCGTGACCAGCAGATCAACGACCGAGGCGTTTGCATGGATGTGGAGCTCGCGCAGGCGGCGATCGAGGCGGTAGACCTCGAACAAAAAAGCCTGGCGAAACGCACGCAGGCGATGACCGACGGCGAAGTGCAGGCGGCCACGCAGCGCGATGCATTGATTAAGCACATTGTTGAATCCTACGGCGTGGAGCTGCCGGACATGCAGCGCAGCACACTGGAGCGCCGTATGGCGGATCCTGATTTGCCGTCGGCGGTGAAAGAGCTGCTGGCTATTCGCCTGCAGGCCAGCACCACCAGCACCAGCAAGTACAAATCGCTGATGAAGGGCGTGAGCAGTGACGGTCGTCTGCGCGGCACGCTGCAGTTCTGTGGCGCATCGCGTACCGGGCGCTGGGCCGGGCGTTTATTCCAGCCTCAGAACCTGCCCCGCCCTTCACTCGAGCAGGACCAGATAGACGAGGGTATCGAGGCGCTGAAAGCCGGATGCGCCGATCTGCTTTTCGATAACATCATGGAGCTGACCAGCTCGGCGCTGCGCGGCTGCATCATGGCTCCGGAAGGCAAAAAGCTGGTGGTTAGCGACCTGTCGAATATCGAGGGGCGAAAACTGGCCTGGCTTGCCTGCGAGCAGTGGAAGCTGGACGCATTCCGGGAGTACGACGAGGGGACCGGACCGGATCTGTATAAACTGGCCTACGCCCGCGCCTTCAATATCTCGCCGGACGATGTTGATAAATACCAGCGCCAAATCGGCAAGGTGATGGAGCTGGGCCTCGGCTTCGGCGGGGGTGTTGCGGCATTTCTTACCTTCGCCTTGGTCTACGGTCTCGACCTCGACGAGCTGGCGAACGCCGCGCTGCCGAATATCCCCCGTGATGTCATCCGCGAGGCGAAAAGCTGGTACGACGAATCGGTTAAACGTAAATCGACCTTTGGCCTGTCCGAGCGTGTATTCATCGCCTGTGACTCGCTCAAACGTCTCTGGCGCCGGGCGCATCCCGCGACCTGCGATTTCTGGTACGAGCTTGAGCGCACCGTCCGCACCGCCATCGCTACACCGAAAAAGACGCTGTACTGCGGCTATCTGAAAGTCCGCCGCGATGGCGCATGGCTGCGCATCCAGCTGCCGTCCGGGCGCGCACTCTGCTACCCCTCCCCGTCCATCGAGAAGGGAAACATCACCTATCAGGGCGTTAACTCCTACTCGCGCAAATGGCAGCGGCTCAAAACCTACGGCGGAAAGCTGGTGGAAAACGTCACTCAGGCGGCCGCCCGCGACGTTTTGGCCGGAAACATGCCGCTGATCGAGGATGCCGGTAACAGCATTGTGCTGACGGTTCACGATGAGGTGATCACCGAAGCGCCGGACACAGACGATTTTAACGATACGGCGCTTTCCGCGCTGCTCTCCACTAACCCTGAATGGGCGCCCGATATCCCGCTGAACGCGGGCGGCTTCGAGGCGTACCATTATCGTAAGGATTAGCTGATCGCTGTCATTGCTGCTTTGCTAAATATTGCTTATTTTATAGGAAAATAATGATGCAGGATCTCAATGAAATGGCTCTCAAATACCCGCACCCTGTCGAAACTTTTCGTCAATTTTTAGTCGAATCCGGATTTGATGTTACCGGAGAAGAAAACAAAGCCGGTCATGATTGTTATCGTTTAAGTAATGGTGCCATCATAACGCTTTACCACACCGGAACGATTTTGATTCAAGGCTCACAAGCGGCAAAACCAGAGGTTGAAGCCATTATTAATGAACACTTGGGTAACGCGCCAGTTCAACGAGTTCAGCCAGCCATAGTTCAAGAGCCAGCCAAAAAGATTTTCATCGTTCACGGTCACGACCATGCAGCAAAAGAGCAGCTTGAGCTCATTCTTCATAAGCTTGGGTTACCTGATCATTTTATTTTGCAGAATACTGGTGGTACTGGACTTACGATAATTGAAGATCTTGAGCGTGAAATTGGTCAAGGGCAGACAGCGACTCGTTTCGGCATTGTTCTTCTCACTCCCGATGATGTGGGATACTCCAAAAGAGATGGTCAAGAAGCAGCCCTGCCCAGGGCTCGTCAAAACGTAGTTCTAGAAATGGGGATGTTGTTATCATCACTCGGCCGCAGTAACGTGGTCATCTTGCAGAAGCAACACCTTGAACAGCCTTCTGATGCTGCAGGTATTCTTTATCTCAACTTTAATGATCATGTTCGGGAAACTGTACCTCGCTTAATCCAGCGTCTTAAACAGGCCGGTTTCACATTTAATGAAGCTCAAATAGCGAACGCTTCATCTTAATCAATCATTTTCCTAAAAAGTAAAAAGCCCTGCAAATGCAGGGCTTTTTATTTGAGGTAACCCCTATGTCATTTAAATATCGGGACAGTCCACTTTATTACCGGACTGCGCGGGAGGCTTTGCGCCTTGAGCAGTCCGGTGAGTACGACCGTGCGGCGAAGGTCTGGGCCAAAGCAAACCGTGAATCACGTAACGAACTTAATCAGGACTGGAGCGAGCGCCGGGCTGATTTTTGCCTGATGCAGAACATGCGCGAAAAGCGTAAGGCGGTGGATGATGGCATATGAGCGTGAAAGCCTTATCGAAAAGCACCTCATCGCCGAAGTGAAAAAGGCTGGCGGGGTCGCCTTTAAGTTCGTGTCACCCGGTCGCCGCTCGGTACCGGATCGCATTGTCCTGCTACCCGGCGGCCGTCTCGTTTTCGTTGAATGTAAAGCACCCGGCAAACCACCACGCGCCGACCAGCTGCGCGAGCACGAACGGCTGCGTGCGCTGGGATTTACCGTGGTGGTGCTGGATAGCAAAAATCTGGAGGGGATATTGTGCGAAAAGTCCAACGACGCAGTAAATTCCGCCTGATTGGCGGCCCGTACGATGGCGCTATCGTGATGCTCTTCACCGCTGGCACACTGGAGTTTACAGCCAAAGGGCAGACCGGGCGGTATACAGGACATAGCGGCGACAGGCTACACTGGGAGGAAAAACGTGTCAGTTAACTCCCCTTCTAAAATTTTCACGCCTCGCCCTTATCAAGACCTCATCATCAACCACGAAATCGACATCCTGCGCTGCAACATCTGGGCGGGCATGGGTATGGGTAAAACCGTGGCAACGCTCACCACGCTGGAAGATCTCTTCATGGCAGGCGCAGAGACACAGCCCGCGCTGGTCCTCGCGCCGCTGCGCGTGGCTGCCAGCACATGGCCGGATGAAGCGGTTAAATGGGGGCATCTGCGCAATATCGAGGTGCAGCCGATTGTCGGTAACGCCAAAGCGCGCGCGGCAGCGCTGGCAAACAGCAATGCCAGCGTGTTTACCATCAACTACGACAATCTGGTCTGGCTGGTTGAAACGCTGGGCGACCGCTGGCCGTTCGGTACCGTTATTCCTGACGAGAGCACCCGGCTGAAATCCTTCCGGCTGCGCGGGGGCGGTAAGCGCGCGGCGGCGCTGGGCAAAGTGGCACATAAGCACGTCCGGCGCTGGATGAATCTCACCGGTACGCCAGCGCCGAATGGCCTGGTGGATTTGTGGGGGCAAGCGTGGTTTGTGGATCAGGGGCAGCGCCTCGGGCGCACCTACGGCGCGTTTACCTCCCGCTGGTTCAACTCAATACAGTTTCCGGGGCAAAGCTGGACGAAGCTGGAGCCGTTCGCCCATTCGCAGGATGAAATACAGCGAGCGCTGGCTGACGTAACTATCTCCCTGGACGCCGCCGACTGGTTCGACATCAAAGAGCCCATCCATAACGTGATCCGCGTGGACATGCCGCCGAAAGCCCGCCAGCAGTATCGCGAAATGGAAAAGGAAATGTTCCTCGAGTTGAACGGCGAAGGCATCGAAGCGCCGAACGCCGCGGCAAAGACGGTGAAGTGTCTGCAAATCGCCAGCGGCGCGGTGTACACCGACGACGCCGGAAGCTGGTCAGAACTGCACGACGCGAAGCTGCAGGCGCTGGACAGTATTCTCACCGAAGCAGCTGGCGCGCCTGTACTGGTGGCCTACCACTGGAAACACGATCTTGAGCGCCTGCTTAAAGCGTTTCCCCGAGGTCGCCACCTCGACCAGGATCCACAGACCCTTCGCGACTGGAACGCTGGAAAAATACCGGTCCTGTTCGCGCATCCGGCCAGCGCAGGCCACGGCCTGAATATGCAGGACGGCGGCAACATACTGGTGTTTTTCTCGCACTGGTGGGACCTGGAGCAGTACCAGCAAATTATCGAACGCATCGGGCCAACCCGGCAGATTCAGGCCGGACACAACCGCCCGGTGTTCATTCACCACATTATCGCTGCCGACACTATGGATGAAATGGTGATGGAGCGGCGCAACTCGAAACGAACAGTGCAGGACATCCTGCTCGATGCCATGAAAAAGAGAGGTATAGCATGACACCGGTTATCTCTGACACTGACCTGATTAACATTAAAGAGGTCGAGCGCTCTGTGGGCCTGAAAAAATCCAGCATTTATGAGCGCATCAGTAATAACGAGTTTCCGAAGCCTAAGAAGCTCGGGAGCCGAACCTCCCGCTGGGTACGCGGCGAGGTCGAAGAGTGGAAAAAACAGTTTCTTTAAATCAAACGCAGCTGGTCAATATAATCCGCATACCACTGCATCATTTCCCGACGCCCTTCCATATACAGGGCATGGTTATAAACCCCGCGTATATTGTTCTTGTCCACGTGAGCAATCTGGAGTTCAACCCAGTCAGAGTTGAATCCTTTATCGTTCAGGATGGTACTGAATGCATGCCGGAAGCCATGCCCTACTACCCTCCCCTTATACCCCAGCGTGTGGATCATCCTGTTTATTGTGTTCTCGCTCATGACCTTTGACGGGTCATTCCTGCCGGGGAACATATTCACGTATCTGCCTGTCAGACCGTGCAACTCTTTCAGCAAGACGACAAGCTGATCGGAAAGCGGTACCAGGTGCGGGCGGTCCATCTTCATAAATTCGGCAGGTATCTCCCACAGCCGGTTATCGAAATCTACCCATTCCCATTTTGAATGCCGCAGTTCGTAAGTACGCAGCCCTGCCAGCATCATGATCTGCAACCCCAGCCGGGGCAGCGGGCTCCCCTTGTAACTCTCAAGCGCCGCGAGAAAATCAGGCAGTTCTTCCGCCGTCAGGAACGGGAAGGACTCTCCTTTATGCCCGGTCATTGCGCTGTTCAGTTCGCTGACGGGGTTATACTTCGCGCGCCCGGTCGCAACTGCATAGCTGAACACCTCACCGCACCACCGGCGTGTTTTGGCTGCTTTCTCGGTTGCGCCGCGATTCTCAATTTTACGCAGTGCCGTCAGCATCTGAACAGGCTCGATTTCTGCAACGGGCAGCTTGCCCACCGCTGGGAAAATATCTTTATTGAATGCTTCGAGAATGTCAGAGGCATAGCCAGGTGACCAGCGAGGCTTCTTGAATTCGTGCCATTCTGTGGCAATCTCTTTAAACGTGATTGTCTTTGCAGCCGCAGCTGCAACATGGCTTTTGACTTTTACCGGGTCAACACCTGCCGCAACGTTACGCCGGGCCTCATCTCGCTTTTCCCGAGCAGCCGCCAGCGAAACAGCCGGGTACACACCGAGCGCCAGCATCTTTTCTTTACCGGCGAAGGTATAGCGATAACGCCAGTATTTTGCCCCACTGGTTTTCACCAGCAGGATAAGTCCGTTACCGTCTGGCAGCTTGTAGTCTTTCTCCGCAGGCTTTGCCGTCTCGACCTGTCGCGCGTTTAGTTTCAT